GGGGGGGGCTAAAATGCCCTTCCGATTTATATTAATCAAACAATTACAGCAATGATTGATGAAATTAAATTTCCTAATAATGGATTTAATATTAAAGTAGTAGCTAAAGAAGATATTCTTAAAACTATAGATGCTAATATTATAGATAAAGATGTAGCTTTTGAAATTATTAAGAATCTAGAACTAGATGCTGCTAAATTTATTCGTCAAGGTAGATGGACAGGTATTCCTTTTATTGGTAATATTAGAGTTCCTTTAGCTAGACAATATTATAGACAACAAGAAGCTGATAATCTTTATAATGATGCTAAAGAGGTTCTTGATAGACAAGATTATATTATATTTAGGAAAAATGTAAATTATAATAATCAACTTAAAGCTAAAGCTGAAAGATGTTATAAATATATTACCAGTATGGCTATTGCTAGAAATAATAAAAAGTATAAACATCTTAAACGTTATTATAGTGAAGTTAATGCTAAACTTATAATGTATTTTTCTTATAATATAATTGCAGTAGAAAACGAATATGAAGAAGTAGATAATGATTAGTAATAAACTTATTATAGATAGTCTTATTGAGTTTGATGACACAGGAATGCCTCAAGCACCAGGTGTTAGACAACTTATAGATAGAGATATAAAAGAACTTTGGCGAAGAGATAGAACTGCTACTAAAAAAAGATATATAGCAGAATGTATAGTTATATATTATTTAGGTGATCCTAAATCTCCTGCAAGACAAGCTGGTTTAAGTGAACCAGAAGCTCTTAGAATGGCTATTGAACAAGCAGGTTTAAATAATGATTATATTCCTGACGCTTTAGTTCTTAATTTGATTAAGAAATATTATCAACAAAATATTACTGAAGCAGGTAGAGTTGTAGAAAATATATTGCAAGGTATTCATAATATTAATCTTAGTGTAAGTGCTATTAATAGCATTCTTAATGAAAAACTTAATGGTTCTATTACACTTGAAGATCTACCTAATATTCTAGCAATGGTTGATAATGTGAATAAGAAAGCAGGTGAACTACCTAGTATTCTAAAGAAACTAAATGAGGCTAAACAAAACCTTATGTATGAAAAAGAAACAGAACTTACACGAGGTGGTAATGTTTTGTTAAGTTCAATGGATAGTGAAGATTATTAAATTATGGACACGAAGATTGCTTTATTTGATATTAGACTTATTAGTCCTTATAGTAAACTTACTAAGCTTAGTGATTATTGGCTTAAAGATAGTTTCTTTAAACATCTAAAGCATAGTAAATTTACTAAAGTTATTATAGTTAATGTAGTAGGTGTAGCAGGAACTAAAGGTAGTAGATTTCAAAAGATTATTAGAGAAGATGTTGATTTTATTTGTAGTGAACTTAACTTAAAATATGAAATAATTGATAAGAAGATTAAAGGTCATGTTGGAACTGCTATTACAAATATGATTTTATCAGATCTTTATAATCAATATTGCAACGAAGATGGTATTAAAATTAAATGGTTTGCTAGAATAGAACATAAAAGTAAATGTAATTATAATTAAGAAGATATTAATATGGATGAGAGATATTCAACTAATTTTCTTTATTTCCAAGAAGAAGGTCATAAATATACAGATAGTTGTGGTAATCCTTATGTTAGTGTTACTACTCTAATTCATGATAATTATTGTCCTAAATTTGATAAGAAATATTGGTTGCACAAGAAAAGTAAAGAACTTGGTGTTAGTGAAAAAACACTAGCTAAACAATGGCAAGACATTACAGATGAAGCTTGTGCTAGAGGAAGTAAAACACATAATGGTATTGAAGATGCTATAAAAGATGTTAGTATGTTCAAAAATGCTATTCGTTATTTAACTGATTTACCAAGTGGTCGATGTGTAACATTAGCTGATATTCCTCAAATGATTCCAGTTCCTCTTGATGTTGATAAATTTAAAGAAGCTACAAATAATAAATATCCTGAAATTTATAGAGTGTTTGATTATTATACTGAAAAAGGATATGTTATTTATTCTGAAATAGGTAGTTTTCTTATTGATTATCTTATTAGTGGAACTATAGATATATTTTGTTATCGTCCTACTGACTTTGTAATTCTTGATTGGAAGACTAATCGTAATGGTCTTATATTTGAAAGTGGTTATTTTAAAAAAGATAAAACTACAATACCTGCACAATTAACTAATGAATGGATTAAAAAAGATGATAGAATGCTTCCTCCACTTAATCATCTTCCTGAATGTAATGGTAGTCATTATTCTTTGCAACTTTCAATGTATGCTAAAATGGCTGAATTAATTCTTGGTATTCCTTGTACAGGTTTAGGTCTTTGTCACATTGGAAGTCCTTTTGTACTTAATAATTATGGACAACCTTATCGTGATGAAAATAATCAATATCCAATAGATCCTAATGGTGAAGAAACAGTTAAGTGGTTTAAAATACATTATCTTAAAAAAGAAGTTGAAGCTATACTTGAAGATAGAGCTTCTTTTCTTAAAGCACAAAATATTAATAGTAATAAACAACTTACATTATTTTAAAATATACATATTATGACTTTGAAAGAAACATGTAGTACATTTGATTTTGCAAAACTATTTAAACAAAAAGGTTATGCTTATTTTACAATAGGTGATTATAATCTTAATATTATAGGTGTTCGAAAAGATAATAACAATAAAGCTACTAATAAATTTGATGATGTTCTTGTTGTTATTTACAAAATAGATAATAAATGGGTTCGTAAATGTTTTGATATAACTACTGAACCAGGTACTTATTATTTAGAACATCCGATTAACGCAGATGGTACTGGTATTCTAGTTCCTAATCAATATAGAAGTACTTGGAAAATTGGATTTCATCAAGGTAAGTATAAAGCTCTTTGCCAATACAAACCTGTAACAGTTTATCGTGATAATAATAGAGATTTAGTTTATAACTTAGACCCTAATCATACTGATTTCGGTTTATTTGGTGTTAATATACATAAAGCAGGTAAAACTAGTAAACAAATTGATAAATGGTCTGCTGCATGTCAAGTATTTGCTAACGAACAAGACTTTGATGAGTTTATGAAACTATGTAATAAGCAAATTGAAGTTGATGGCGGTAATAGTTTTACATATACACTCGTTAATGAAGAAGATTTAGTATGAATAGTAGATTAGATAAAGTTCTTTTAATAACAATTGTAATTAGTTTTACAATTGTTATTCTTGGTATTATTTATAATTATAATAAAACCGATAGTAAACCAAATAATAATTTTATAGAAGAACAAGCACAAGTACAAATAGATAATAGTATTAAAGCTAATGATAGTATTAAACTAGAAGTTAAACAACTTAATGATATTAAAAATGCAAAGATTATTGAAGTTAGTACTCTTGACAATGATAGTACTATTAAGTTATTCTATAAGTTGGTCCAAGAGTAAAGATGCACACATCCCTTTTACGGGGGGGCTACAGCAAATTCAAGCAAATGATGATAGTGTTAAAGTAGCATACGATGATTTACGTAAAGCTAATGCTAAACTTGTTGAACTTAAATATCAAAAAGAAATTAATAGTAAACTTAATGCTGTTATAGCCAATGATTCTGTTATTATAAATAATTATAAAGTAATAGTAGATAGTAAAGCTAAACAAATTAAGAAATATAAAAGAGAACGAAACGTTTTAGCTATTAGTGGAGCAAGTGCTGTAATATTATTAATACTTAGCTTATTTAAATAACTATGAATGTTGATAAAACAGTAGATGAAGTTATACGAGAATATCCTTTTTTAGTTTATCTAAAAGAGGATAAATCTCGTTATAAACATGCTAAAGATGTAGGGTATGTCGACCCTAATGATAGTTTTCTTATTGGAGATAGTGGTGGATTTCTACTTAATATAAATATTAATGATAAGTTTGTAGATGTTGATAAGATTTGCGAAATGGCTAATTTTTATCGTCAACATAAACAATATACTTATTTTAAAGAAGATAGTATTCCTCATAGACAATTTCGTAAAAGAGAAGAATATCGTAGACGAAAAGGTTATAAAGTTCCTTGTCTTATACGTAATGGAGAACTTATAGAAGTTACTATTAGCGGTTCTATGTATAATTATCTTAATTATACTCAAATTAATCAGCTTGATACTTCTTCAACTAAGACTACAAATAAGGCTGCTGTAGGTAAAAAGATATATGATTTTCCTAAGTTTATAGATGCTCAATATTGGACTTTTGAAATGATGCAATTTTGCATTAACAATGGTTTTCATGGTATTATAGCTAAAACTCGTCGTGGAGGTTTTTCTTATATGATGGCTGCAGATAGTGCTAATGATATTAATCTTAATAGTAAAACTGTAGCTATTCATGTTGCTGCTGATAAAAAGTATTTAACTAAGACAGGGGGTCTTACTGATTTTACTATTAATAATCTTCGTTTTTATGAAAGTAACACACCTTTTGTAAGAGGTATTTTTTCTACTGATAAAGAAAATTATAAACTAGGTTTTAAACTACCTAATGGAGTTGAATCTCCTAAATCTTGGGGAAGTACACTTTTTAGTGTATCTGCAATGAATAACCCAGATTGTGCTATTGGTAAAGATTCAATGAAGACTAAAGTAGAAGAACTTTCTACTATGGAAAACTTTGATGAATTTATGAATGTAACAGAACCTGCAATGCGTACTGGGTCTTATCTTACAGGTAATCTTTTTTGTTGGGGTACTGCTACATCTGGTAATATGCAAATTTTTGAACGTAACTTTTATGCTCCAAAGGCTTTTAATTTTATGCCTTTTGAAAATGTTTGGGATAAAGATTCTCGTGATGAAGTTTGTGGTTATTTTAAACCTTATTGTTGGGGTCTTCAAGGTGAGATTAATGGTTGTAAAGCATTAGATGAAAATGGTAATTCTGATATAGAACTTGGACTTAGAATTGCATATAAAGAACGTCAAGATAAAAAAGCTAATAGTAAAACTTTTAGTGAATATATTAATTATCTAGGACAATATGCTAATATGCCAAGTGAATCTTTTTCTTCTACTACAGAAAATATTTTTAGTAGTGAAGAACTTCTTGCTTGGGAAGAACGTCTAAGAACTGATAATGCTTTTGCTTTTCATGTTGATGGAAATCTTGTTGAAGTTAATGGTGTTGTTGAGTTTAGAACTAATGCTAGAATTGCTGCTGAAGGTGGTAAACATAATGTAGATTTTTATGATTGGATTCATGGTGTTCCACGTAAAGGTCATGAACATCCTCACGGTTGTATTAGAAAATGGTTTAATCCTGTTAATATAATATATTATGATAGAAGTGGTCAAGAACATAAAGGTACTCCTCCTGGAATGTATTCTATAACTTATGACCCTGTCGGTATTAATAAAGAGAATAAAGAAATTACTTTACGACATTCTCATAATAGTATTAAAGTATGGATGAATCCTTGTCAATATAATAATTTTAAAACAGCTCTTGTGTGTGCGTATTATGGTAGACCTGAAAAACTAGAAGAAGCTGATAGAATATGTTATCTTCTAGCTAAATATTATAATTGTATTGGAACTACTGCTGTAGAAATTAATAGAGGTGAAACTATTAGTAATTTTACTAAATGGAAAGCTACTAAATATTTAATGAAAGATGCAGTAGAAGTTTGGGACACTTCTATTAAAGGTGCTGCTGTTGCACATTATGGTATCAATATGAGTGATAGTGCTAAAAAACTAGAAGGTCTTCGTTTACTTAGAGAAATGCTCTATACTAAAATAGGTACTGATGAGAATAATAATGATATTAAAATGTTTCAAACTATTTATGATTATCAATCTATTTTAGAACTTAAAAAATGGAATAATCTTGGTAACTTTGACCGAGTGTCTGAAATGATACTTAGAGGTATTCAATGGAAGAATAATAATATAGAAGCTGCTAAAGAACTTGCTAATAGAAAAAAAGTTATTAGAAAAGATAATAATAATATACTTAAACGAAATTGGTTTTAACATAATAATGTTGATGTTATGATATATGGTAGACAAAATCTTCAATTTCCAACTCAACGTGTAGATTGGAAAACTAGAGAAAAAGCTGAATGGTATGCTAATTGTATAGACTTTATTATTCAAGCTGGAGTTAATTGTAATGATAGAGAAGAAGATGAACTTAAACTATCTATTCTACATGGTAATATACCTGATAAATTTTATAAGAAAATACTAAATCCTTATAATGCTACTAAAGAACAATATACAAGATTTCCTGCAACAATGCGTAATCTTGATATTATGAATGATATTGTAAGACGATATGTAAGTGAATATTTTAAAGGTATTCATGAATTTATTGTAACTGCAAATGATCCTTCTGTTGTTGGTGCTAGAGAAGTTAAGATTAAAGAAGAAATTGCTAAAAAAGCTGAAGAAGCTTTTCAAAAAGCTTTTACTGAAAAGTATAATCAAATGCTTCAAGAAAGTGAAGCACAAGGTGTTGAACCTAAACAATTAACTCCAGAAGAAATTGTAGGTGATATTGATGATTTTATAAAGAAAATTGGAGAAGATTATATTGATGATAAAACTGAACAAGGAAGTTTGGTTTATGAATATATTAAAAGTATGACTAAAGATGATCTTATATATCTTTCGGCATACTTTAATTTTGTTACATTAGGTGAGTGTTTTACTTATACTGATATACGAGGTGATAAGATTATTAAAGAATCTGTTCCTGTAATTGAAGCTTATCCTATTCCTAATTCAGAATATTTTGTTGAAGATCATGATATGTTTGCAAGAAAGATTATGATGAGTTATCAACAAATTATAGATAGTTTTGATGATTATCTTACAGATAAGGATAGAGCTTTTCTTGAAGATTATTATAATAATCGAGGTGAAACAACTTCTGCTAAACGACTTTCATACTCTGAATTTTTTAATGTTTATAGTGATGTTTGTGAAAAGTTTTCTAAAGAAGAAAGAGATTTGTTTAGACAAGAACCTATAACTGTATATGACATTAATAATTCATTATATGAAGTATGGCATGTTGTTTGGAGAGGTGAAAGTAAAAGAGGAATACTTCAACATATTAATGAAGCAGGTTTAATTGAAGAAACTATTGTAGATGAAACTTATAAGCTTAATAAAGAAGCAGGTGACTTAAAAATTGAATGGACTTATGAGCCTCAAGTTTATGAAGGTTATAGAATAGGTGGACGATATAATGCTATATATCCTATTAAATCTAGAGCTGTAGCTTATAATAGAAAAGGTAAACTTCCTTACAATGGAATAATGGAAGTTCTACCACTTATGGGTAAGTTTAGTATTATTAAACTTATTACTCCATATCAGATTATGCGTAATATTTTTGCATATCATAGAGAAATGATTATTGCTAAAAATAAAATGCTTATTCTTTTATTACCTGAAAGCTTAATTGCTTCTGATAATGAAGATAAACTTTATAAAATGGCTGCTGATGGTACACTTCTTATTGACGATAGTGAAGATACTAATAGTCAAAAGATGGCTCAAATTAGAATGCTTAATGCTAATATGGGTGATTATATTACTCAAATTACTAATCTAATTGAAACAACTAAACTTGAAGCTAGAGAAATAGTTGATATGAATGCTCAACGTTATGGTCAAATTTCTCAATCTGCTGGAGCATCTACAACACAACAAGCTGTAGCACAATCAGCAATGGGTAGTATTATTATTACTACAATGTTTGATAAAATGCGAGAAGCCGATTATAATAGAGATATGGATTATGCTAAACTAGCATATATTGATGGTCTTGATGTTTCTTTTAGAGATAGTTCTGGAGTTCAACGTTATTTATCTCTTGATATAGATAAATTTGTAAATGCTGATTATTCTGTTGCAGTTAAGACTGATATAAAAGAAATTGATAAACTTCAACAACTAAAACAATGGGCGTTTAGTGCTGCACAAAATGGAGATCTTGAAATGGCTATCGCAGCAATAACTGGAGATAATGTTACACAAATTAAAACTCTTGTTACCAAGTTTGCTGATATAAAACGTCAACATGAAGCTGATATGAAACAAACTGAACAAATGATTGAACAACAAAAAATTCAAGCTAAACTTCAAGAGATTCAAGCTAAAGGTGAACAAGATCGTCTTACTGAAGAACTTAAACAACAATATCAACTTCAAGCTAAATATATTGATGTAGATATTTCTTTACTTGGTACATCAGTACAAGATGATGCTGCTAAACAAAGACTTAGCGAAATAGCTGAAGGTAATCGTAATGCAGTAGAACAACAAAAGCTTATGTTTAATAATCAAAAGCTTCAAGCTGATATTTATAATAAAGCTGCTGATAGAGAAGTTAAACTTGCTGATATAGCTGCTAAAGTTAAGATTGCTAAGACTAATAAAAATAGATTTGATAAAAAATAGAGTGTTATGAAACTTATTAATCGTATTAAACAAATGATTGCATTTTGGAATAATGTTGATCATAAAGTGTGTATTTTAAATAATAGTGTTATAACTATTTTAGTTTATATTGCAAGCTTTCTTGCTACAGATAAAGATTATCTTATAGGTTTGTTTACTAGTATGATTATAGGTTTAGCTTATGCTACTTATAGTGAACGTAAAATTACTACTAAAGAAAAACCTATTAATGTTGATTTGATTGTCGCAGGTATTGTAGGAACTGGTCTTGCTATTATTGAAATTATGATTCTAAGCTTGATATTTATGTAGTATATTCCCAAACTACTCGAACCACTAGATTAAATGATGAGTTTAATTCTAGTGGTTTTCTTTTAACTGATAAAATTTATTTCCACATTTTAATTTCTCATATAAGCTAATATCTTTTATCGATTGATATGTTACTAAGGTTTTATGCTTTAAAGGCTGTGGTGAAAGATTTAGCCTACAAATCGACTATATTTTACATTTTAGACATAGCAGTTAAATTCAAAATCTTTAAATCATTATTAGCAGTAATAATAATATTAAGGCTGCAAACAAACCTACATCTTATATTATTAACACTCGTTCTGTTACACTTTATTTTGTACATCTAGGTATTCATTATATCTTTGTGGTACATAAAGTTATTCATATAATTATATTAATAATAAACTTAATATTATGGCGTTTGATATTGATTTTGGAGATGGAGTAGATAATTCAGTTGATACGACTGATACTTCAAGCAAAGGCAACCAAAGTGATAATGATTCTACTTCACTTGATGGTAAACCTGATGTTACAGATTTGAACAAGACTAATGATCAAGAACAATCTAAAGTAAATGATCAAAATGATAGTAAGCAAAATTCTGATTCTGATAAAGATAAAGATAATGATTCTACTGATACCAACTCTTCTACGGGGGGGCTTTCAGCTGGTACTGCTATCGAATTTGATGGTAAAAGTTATGTAGTTAACGATAATGGAGATATTGTTGATGAAAATAATAATATCTTTAAAGCTGCAAAAGATGTTAAAGCTTGGCTTGATTCAGTAGATGTAGATAATTCTGATAATTCTACTGCAGTTGTTGATGATAACTTTTTAAATTCTATTCAACAAATTGTAGGTGTAGATTTACAAGATGATAAAGGTAATGCTATTGAATTTACAAATGATTCTCAAGGTGTTAGTAGCTATATTAATTCTGTAATTGAACTTAAAGTTCGAGAAGCTCAAGATGCTACAATTAATAAGTTGTTTGCAGATAAACCTTATCTTAAAGAAGTAAATGATTATTATATTGCTAATGGTGGTTCTCTTGAAGGTTTTGGTCAATTACCAGATAGAAGCGGTATTGAATTAGATAAAGACAATACTCAGCAACTTGAATATATTATTAGAGCCGCTGCTGCTGAATTCGGTAATAAAAGTCTTAACGATAATTATATTAAATTCCTTAAAGATACAAATGGTCTTTATGATGTAGCAAAAGAACAACTTGAAGCTCTTGTAGAAAAAGACAAATACGTTAGAGAACAATATGCTCAACAAGCTAAAGAAGTTCAACGTAAAGAACAAGAAGCTATTGTAGCTTATTGGAATAATGTAAATAATGTTATTAATACAGGTTCTATAGGTAATTATAAAATTCCTGAAACTATAGTTAAAGATAACAATGGAACTAAACTTACTCTTAGTCGTAAAGACTTCTATGAGTATTTATCTAAACCTGTTAAAGATAATAATGGTAATAATATTACAGCATATCAAAGAGATTTAAATAATTTATCTGATGAAGATTATCTTAATAAAGAGTTAATTGATGCTTGGCTTATGTTTACTGGAGGTTCTTATAAAGACCTAGTATCTATGGCTATTAAAGAAGATCAAGTTCGTACACTACGAATGAAAGCTAAAAATACTAAGACTAGTAAAACTATTAAAATTACTCCTAAGTCTTCTGATAAAGTCGATATTAATGATATTATTTTATAATCTCTTATAACAATTACTCATTTTAATTTTAAAATTATGTATCAACTTAGAGAAGTATCTCGTGGCCGATTTGATGATAGAGGTTTTTCTAATGAAGCTACTATTGCAAATCTTATGAAAGAGAAACCAGCAGAAATTAATAACATTCTTACTTATACTTATGGTATGGATGATGATAGGTTTCCTCTTACTTTTTTAACTGAAGGTCAAGGTAAAGATGGTGTTAAAGACATCGAAACTGTTGAATGGAATTGGAAGACTATGGGACGTATGAAGTTTAATGATTATGTTCTATGGTTTGATACTAGTAATGCAACTCCTGGTAAAGGCGGTGCTATGTTTGATATTGAGTTTGCTACTCATTGTATTATTGAACAATATGGTCTTATCGCTCCTGATGGTGTAACTCAAGTTCGTGTTATGGCAGATCTTGGTGCTGGTACTCATGGAGGTTATAAATATCGTGTTAAGTTTATGAGTGCAAATCCTCAAGCATTTGTTTCTCTTGATAATCTTAAAGTTGGTAAGTATTGGTCTATGACTGCTCCTACTGTAAGTGAATCTTATAGTGATGGTAATCGTAGTAATGCTATGGGTCCAGGTAAGATGAAGAGTCAACTTGAGTTCCATCGTTATTCTAAAGAAATTGGTGGTAATCTTGCTAATACTGTAGTTAGTTATGAATTTAAGACTAAGACAGGTACTACTAATCTTTGGATTAATGAAGAAATGCGTCAATTTGATATTAACATGCGAGTTATGGATGAAGAGCGTCTATGGATTGCTCAATATAATCGTAATGAAAATGGTGAAATTGATCTTATCGACTTTAAAAATAATGAACCTATTCCTCATACTGCAGGTATGATTCAAATTTGTGATGAAGCAAATTATGAAACTTATGGAGAAGTTCTTACTCTAAATAAGATTGAACGTAGTATTGGCGATGTTCTTGATAAGAGTACTGATACTGGTTCTATGGAACTTGTTCTATTTGGTGGTAAAGGTTTCATGGATGACTTTGATAAGGCTATCAAAGAAGATGCTCGTGCTGAAGGTTTTGCTACACCTCTTGGTGATAAGATGATTGATGAAGTTGAAGGCGGTCTTGCTTATGGCAAGTATTTCCGTCGTTATAAGACTATTGATAATCATATTATTACTGTTAAGCATCTTGCTTTCTGCGATACGGGTACTATGGCAGAAAATGCTCGTTCTAATGGTATGCTTCATCCTCGTACAGGTCGTCCTATTACTTCTCATCAAGCGTTCCTTGTAGATATGTCAGTATATCAAGGTGTACGTAATGTTCGTAAGGTTCGTCAAAAGGGACAAATTTATCATTCAGGTGTACTTAAAGGTCTTGCTCCCATTCCTGCTGCTTGGGGTTCTGTACCTGAAAATAGTATCGGTACTCGTATTGATAAATCTATGTATGAAATTAAGAACTCTTACGGTCTACAAGTAAATAATTCAACTAAGATGATGCACTTGAAGTGTGTACTTTAATTAAAGATTAATTTAATATTAGAACAAATATGGCACTAAACCCTGTAAATATGGCTGCTGAAAATAAAGTTCCAGTTAACGGAGAAACAGCAGGAACTCAAGGTCAACCTGTTAGTGAGAAAAATAATGGTTCTACTAAAGAACCTAAAGTTGACTCTAGCACCCCCGTAAAGAACATGAGTGATAGAGAACTTAATAATGAAATGTTAGATGATACTCTTAACGATAAATATGTTGAAAAAAGAAGTATAACTATTTCTCTTGTTCATAATTATTCTAATTATCGCAAGGCTAATATGAAAATACTTGGTCAACGTAAAGAAGTTATTGGTTCTTCTATTCGTTCATGTCGGGTTCTTTCTTCTAATAAAGAAGAAGTAGAAAAATATTTTCCTGCTATTATTGGTTTGTCACCTAACAATCCTGAATTTGTTACTAGAGTTAAAAGTTATTTGAGTAATATTTCTATGGCTGTAGCTGAAAATAATATAGTTCTTAATACATCATTTATCTATGATCATAAGAAAGATTATCTTAAAATACGTAAAGAAGAAGAAGCTATCAATAATACTTATGATAAAGTTGATAGGTCTAATATTTCTGAACTTAAAGAAGCTCTAAATCTTCGTATTGAGGCTCTTAATACTTTAGAAAGTACTAAATGTAAGTATGGTACTCCAGAGAATATTGAAGAATATCTTATGTATCGTCATTGTCTTTTGTATAGTGAAGTTGCTAAAGATATAGCTTTGATTAACGCAGATCCTTCTATTCGTTTTTATATTAAAGACGAACTTAAAGAAGCAGAAAAGACTAGACGTCTTATTGATGAACGTAAAACTGCTATGCGTAACTTTGTTGAACTTGATGCAAAAGATGCTAAGTTTAATGCAGTATATGTAGCAGTTTGTGTTATTAAGGGTGACAATCTAGCTGAAGCTTTACTTAAAGATAGAAGTGCAAGAAGTGTTATTCTTATGGATTATACTAATACTTATCCTGATAGGTTTAACAAACTAGTAAATGATAAACATATTGCTACAAAAGCACTTATTGAAACATTAATTACTAGAGGTGAACTTATTAGGTCTGAATATAATCAACAAATTTCTACAGCAGAAGGTGTATTTGTAGGTAGTAATCTTAAAGAAGCTGTTGCTTATTTTGATAATCCTAACAATGCAGAACTTAGAACTGCTTACGAAAATAAACTCAAACTTTTTTAATATCATAAAGTTATGGATATAGCAACGATGCACGTATGGTTTAGACAATATGCTCAACAAATGGGTATGCAAAATGTTCGAGCTATTCTTCCTGAACAAATTGATTTGCTCATTAATACAAGTATATCTGATACCATCAATCAGCTTATCCAAGAAAATGTTGGTATCAAAAATGATAGAGTTATTACAGATAATTCTAAGCTAGGTACTATCAACGCTCTTCGAACATTATATACTGTTGATAGTTTTCCTTTGACTGGAACAAATGCTTTACTTAAATTTAGAGCAGCAAATAGTAGAATTGGTAAACTTAGTAATGAAGTTAGTAGTTTTAATTTTACTGATATACTATTTTTAGTTGATTTTGGTATAACATATAAACAAACTTATACAGGTTATAATGGAATTGATGATACTGCTCCAGAATTTAGCGATGACGCAATAGAAACTAATTTGTATCCTGTTCGAATGATCGAAGATAGATACCTAGCTGATACTCTTAATGACTTTATTTTAAAGAATAGACTTCGTTCTCCTATTATTATTGTAAGAAACAATGGTCTTATTGATTTATATATTGATAAGTTTACTAAAAGCTTAACTTATTATACTCTTGAAAACAATCTTGTACCTTATACTCTTCGAGTATCTTATATTAAAAGACCTAATAAAGTTAGGTATGCTGAAGATATTAATGGTAATAATGTTGATTGTGATCTTCCAGAGTATATGCACGTAGATATTCTAAAACATGCTGTTGATTTATATCATGCAGCATTACAAGGAAGTCTAATTGCTAATCAAGCTAAAGACAAAGTACAACAACAAGAAGCATATCGGAATGAAGCTACATAATGTTATATAATTAATTAATAATATGAAACAACTTATTATTGTTACTAAAGACGGAACACATAATGGAGGAGCTACTAGTCCTCTAGATTTATCTGCTTTCAAAGTTGGTTCTATAGGTGTTCAACTAGCAGGGGCTTCTACTTGGGCAGCTGCTACTCCTAAAGAAAATTTTAATGTTATTGGACGTCGTAGTGATGACAGTAAAGCTATTATTATAGGAGATATTGATATTGCTACGTTGAAAGCAACTAAGAGTGCTTATTCAGCAGGAACTCCTATGGTAAAAGAGTTTACTTTAGTTGCTCAACCTGATAGTAAAGGTGTTCTAGTTAAAGGTCTTATACAATTTGATGTAACTGTTATTGTTACTGTTATTGGTAAGACTTTTGGAGAAAAAGCTAATTTTACTTATAATGCACGTTTTGCTAAAGGTGTTGTTCAAAAAGATATAGCTGCTGACATTGTTAAATATTTTACTGATGTTTTTGCAATTAATGGTCTTGATATTAAAGTAGCAAATACTAATGAAAAGGTTACATTTACTGCAACTAAAGCAAATAGTTTCTTTAATGTTACTCTAGCTGATAGTGTTAACCTTTTAAAAGTAACTACTACTGAACCTGTTCATCCTTGTGGTACGAAAGAACATATTAAAGATCTTGCACGTCAATGTGCTTCTGATATAGGATTTGAATATCTTGGTGATGATGAAATGTATGCAGGTTATCCTGTAGAAGTGTTTGAAGATGCTTATGATTTGTATACTCTACAATTTGCTAATGCTAAACATCTAGCAGCTCATACTTCTGAAGAACAAGTTAATCAAGTTTTACATATTGCTATTTCTACCGCTTTTGCTAATAAAACTACTCTCGATAAAGTATTAGACGACTTAGTAAAATAATAACTAATAATATATCTCCTATAAGTACTGAATGGTCTTATAGGAGATACTTTCCTTTTATGAACGATTTAGAGATTGTAAACAAACTAATTGCTAATGCTGTTGAAACATCATCATATAATACTGTAATACTTTCAAGTTGCGTCTTTATAGCATATACATTAATTATCAAAGTAGTGGAATATGTTAAAGCTAGAAATAGGAATAAACCTATATTAGAAATGACTAATGCAATAAGAGGTATAAGTGAAAATGTAGTTAAACTTAATGCAGTATTAGATAGAACTTTTAAAGATGCTGAACAAAAAGAAGTTATGAAGCTTAGGCATGTTATAACTATAGGTTGGGGTAATTTGCAAGCAGCAATAGCTAATGAATGTAATAATGTGATAATTCATAATAATGTAATTGCAAATAAAGATAATATATCTCAAAATATTTATAAATTTGTAAGTACTGAATATTATAAACTTTATTCTATTCTATCAGCGTATGAATTAAATAATGTAATTATTTCTACAAGACTTAAAGAAGAATGGATTGATAAAATTGCTACAGATTGTCTTAATATCATATTTAGTATGGATGATACAATCAATAGAATTAGACTTGTTAATCATAAACTTATAATATTGACTGAAGAATATGCTACTATAATGACCAATAAGACATTTAATCATTAATCATTAATAAGACGTTCTTATGAATGAAAGAAAAGATAGACTAATATATAAGGATAACCTTGAACGGAAACAACTTGCACTTATCGAAAGTATTGTAAGTTTGACCGCTCAAGGTTATATTGTGAATAATAAAAAGAAGTATAAATTTGATTATATGACTATTATGCTACATGCTCTTGAAAATATGTCTGTATTTGATGATAAAAGACAAGAGAACTTAATAGTACTATATAATAAGTTGGAGGAGATGTAATGGTAAAGATTAGAGATAATACAAAAATTGAATTAATTAAGGTTGAACCTGAATATGTTTATATTACTATTCCTGCTGAATATATTTGTATTTATCATAAGATTCTAGTATTGCTTACAGAGTATGGTGTAGAAATGCTTAAAGATTGTAAAGCTCATTGTACTCAACGTAATAGTAATGTAATAGAATGTTTTAATATGTTTAATGCAGCTATAGCTGCTAGAAAACTAAATAATAAAAAACTAGAAGAAACTCTTATTAAATACATTAAAGCAAAACTTAATCAATTATATAAAGCTGTAGATCCTGAACTTCATTTTGTATTTCCTATCGATGATACAGGAGAACTTAAAGCTTTTGTAAGTTGTGGAGAACTTCCTAAATTTGAAATAAATGTTGATGACGGAGAACTATATAAACATAAATATGGCGATGGTTTTACAGAACATTTTCATTTAGATAATGCTAAACCTAACAATAAAGATCTTGATGATCCTTTTGTTGTAGATTTTGAAATTATTAAAAATGAAACTGCAAAATCTAAAATAGATATTAATCTTAAAGCTTATTGGTACAATCTTAAACTAACGCATGATAATGCTAGTATAAGTTATTATATTGATGATATTAATATTAGGAATTTTCATGAAGTTGCAGGTTTGACTAAAGGTACTCATAAAGCAACAGTTGTAGTAAAATACAATTATAGAGTTAAAGTTGTTAATAAAGAATTCTTTTACAATAAAGTATGAAACTAAATACAATTCCACTTGGTAAAGTGTCCCTAACTGTTGAAGGTGAATGGGACAAAACTAAAGATTATGATAGACTTAGTGTTGTAAGTATCATAAACTATGGTGATATTCGTTCATATATTTCTAAAAAACCTGTACCTGCAAATACAGAAATTAATGATACAACATATTGGATGCCTATTGCTGTTAATATTAAACCGATTTCTAAAGCATTTATAGATGATGTTTGTAAGATAGAAGGTGATTTAGATTATATACAAGAATGGGCTAAAGATTAACTTATAAATACAAAATAATATGAATGAAACCTATTTAAATAATTATGGTGTTAATTATCTATGGTCTAAGATTAAAGCTTTACTTAATCAACATTCTACTAATGTAGGATATTATAAAATTAATGGTTATCCTATTTATAGGAATCCTAATTTAACTAAAGCTGATATAGGTCTTAGTGAAGTAGGTAATTATCAAGCTATACCTTTAACTGATAAAAATAATCCTAATGGTGTAGCTCCTTTAGATGGTAGTGGTAAACTTCCAGTAGATAATCTTCCTATTATGAAAACTATTAACGGGCAACCTTTAACAGGTGTTGGAAATATAGTTTTTGATATGGATATTATTGAAATAGTAACAACACTTCCTGCTAAAGGTAAATCTAATAAAATTTATTTAGTTAAAGATAATAGTTCTTCAGATATAACTAATCAATATAAAGAATATGTTTGGAATGGTACTAAATTTGAAGAACTTGGAACGTTTAAAACCAATATTGATTTAAATGATTATGTTCGAAAAATTGATATTGTGTCTGATACTCAAAATGGTATTATGACTAAAGAAGATAAAGTTAGATTAGATAGTATTTTTACAGGTGATAAGCCTCTTGTAAGTCCTGTTTTAACTACTGTTATTACAGGTTTTAAAAATAATGCTGGACAAGCTGTTGCTGAAAATCTTGTAAATAAAACTGCAGATGCTACAGGTATTACACTAGAAGAAGGTTATAAAATTAGTGTTAAATCCACTTTTAAATGGGTTGCTAGAGAAGGTTTTAAAAATCCAACTAAAGTAGATTCTAATGGTAATATTAATGCTTTACCTCCAAATAATACTGAAAGTTCTCCTTTTATAGGAACTGATATAACTAGAACTACTAATATATATGTAGAATTACAAGCTCCTATGTTAGGTCTTATATCAAGAGGTATAAAAGTAATTCCAGCTGATGGAATGGATGCTACTAGAGCATCGTATATTATTAATTTTACTAATACTCGTTATTTTGGTATTGTTTCTAAAGCTCCTAATGATATAACAGAACAAGATGTAAAAGATCTTACTTCTGAATTATATGCTGTTAAAGGAATGACTAAAACTAATATTACTACAAACAATACTCAATATTATGTTTATGCCTATCCTGTAAAATATGGTAGACTTACTAATATAATTCAGAATGGAGCTTTACCTGTATTAGGTGCTTTTACTGAAAAAAATATTGTAGTTAATTGTAAGTCTGGATTAAGTATTCCTTATTATGTTTATATTAGTAATAATCCAGGTGCTTTTAATAATGTTACTTTAAAGTTTGAATAAATTATGGCTGTATTATTTCCCGATAAAATTAAAAGTAATAATCCTGTAGCATATGGAATTGTAGATGCAAATGAAGTTACAGGTATTAAATCTGTTTCTGATCTTAATGAATTGTTTAATCTTCCTGATAGTATTCTTAAAGGTGATAAAACTGAATTAGCATGTATTGGTCAAATATGGAATGTTGCTGGTGAGCTTTATATATTAATAGATTATAAACTTAGAAAAGAAAATCGAGGTTGGAAACATTTTTATTTTACTGATGTAAATGTTGTATATATTAATATTGAAAATAATATAAGTTTGATAAATGATACTGATACTATTGTTGCAAATTTTATAGCATACGATAAGACATCTAAAAAAATTTATGCTAAACGATATGGTGATAATAAATTTTACAAATATTGGGTTAACAAACATGCTGTAGCAGATAATGGTAATAGACCTAGTATTAAAAATATATACACTGGTGTTGAGGTAAAAGATGGTATATATACTATGACCTTATTTAGATATAATATTAACACATATAGTTTAGAACCTATTGTTGAAAATAACGAAGTTATTGATAAAACTACACTAGATAATATATTGATTTAATTATGGCAAAACTATTAGATTTAGATGGAGTTAAAATTTTATGGAATAAAATTAAAGCTCTTATTGATAGTAAAATTACTACAAGTGAAAGTAATATTACTAATAATCTTCAACAATATATAACAACCAATCTTGGTGCTAATATAACACAAGTTGTTAATAAATGGATGCAAGATAATAAAGCTGAAATTACAAAGATTGTTACACAAGAAGTTAATAAACAAATTACACAAATAGATGATAAGATTAATACTACAATTAGTCAATTAAAAAGAGAACTTGAATCTGAGATAAATTATACAGTATCACAAGAAATATCTAAACAACTACAACCTTATATTGAGTTAATTCAATCTATAAGAAATGATGTACTTAGACAAAATAGTAATATAACAAGATTAGAGCAATCTATAAATACAATAAATAACAATGTTGATTCTATAGTCAATACTGCTATTGATAAAAAAATTAAAACTATAACTAATGAATCAATTAACCCTATAATACAATAATGTTATGTTAGAAGTAGTAGACAAACAAGCTTTAATTACAATATGGACTAAAATTAAAGAGTATATTGGTAAACAAATTGAATCTGTTAATACTAGTTATATTCTACGATTTAACAATATAGGTTATCATACTCAAAATAAAAAAGATGTTGTTAGTGTCTCATTTGTATTAAATAAAGCTATTAAAGATATTAGTGACGACCATCAATTAGTTGTGTATAAACGTAATGGTACACCAAAACTTTTTGATACTACTAATCCTAGAACTAACAAAAATGCCAAATGTTGGAGTAGATTAAATAAAAGTAAAAGACCTGTAGTAAATCAAATTACTACACTAGCTGCATGTAAAGGTGTACAACCTATAACACATGCTATATATGATATTAAACCTAATAAAAAAGTAATTATATTTCCAACTACTGAATTAAATACTATATTTAGAACTAGAATATATGTTTCTAAAAATAATAAAGTTATATATGCAAGAATTGGTAATAAACGTGTTGTATTAGGAGTGAAATCTACTAAACCAGGTATTGCATTTAGTGATAACACTAGTGTTAAACATAAGTCCTTTATACTTGGTTTTGGTATTACAAATCCTAAACGACAAAGACTTAGTAATATAATTCCTTTTAGAATTAAACTTATTACTAAAGGTGAAGGTGATGTTAATACTATAGTTAATAGTCTAACTTATAAAATAACACCTCTTATATCAGAGTATTAGACAACAAAAAAGGGCTGGCACGAATGCCTAAGCCCTTGACGATATGGCACAAATGCCGAATATCTTTTGTTATGGCACATGTGCCAAATAACTGATACAAAGATAAGCATTTGATTTTATATAAGCAAGAAAGAGAAATAAAAATATAAAAATAATTTGATATGTTTGAAAATGTTCTACAAACTATTATAGATAGTTTTGATTTAGGTTTTATGGTAGCTGTTAATGTTCTTACTTATAGTATTATTAAATTTCATGATGAAATTAATGGTGCTAAAAAAGTTCCAATGTGGACTAAAAGAATATATCTAGTTGGTAGTATTATTTTAATTGGAGGTATTCTTTATTGTCTACAAGATGAACCATCTGTTACTAAACTTCTTTATAGTGCTATTGCTGCTCCTGTATTTTGGTCTTGGGTATTGAAACCTATATGTAAGAAACTAGGAGTAGACTATAAGAAGATTGACAATGTGATGTAATAGATAAACAAGATATTCGTTAAACACATATACTAGATAGTAGTTCTGATAGAAGTAAAATTCTGTTGGAACTACTATTTATTTTTATATTTTAATTTGCGGTTTAAGCACTTCAAATTTGCATCTTGATTGATTAATAACCAAGCAATTAAAAGGCTTTCAGAGAGCCAAAAACCAAGCAAATACAAAGCAATGCTAGCACAGGCCTATTTGGCTAATCGATAATGTTTGGATATATTTGTGCTAGTGATAATACTACTATTAACAGTAATGATGTATTAATATGCCACATTCCTTTTACGGGGGGGCTACAATAAACATTATTCATGATAGTAAACTTAGTACTAAAAGTAAAGATAATAAATATAATAAACAAAAAGATATGGCTAGTATTAATCAATTAGTTAGTGAAATAGCCCATGCTCTTAAACAACCTAATAATAAAGCTTTACGAGAGAATCTTAAACTTCTTATTATTCATACTCGTAATGAACTTATTAGACATGGTTATGAAAGACATGGTTATGTAGATAAAGGTCTTACTCAAAGATTTAAAGTTAGTCTTATAGACAAACCTGATGGAGATCCTAATCTTAAAGATGGTGAACTTAATATGTTAGATTTACCTATTATTAAACGTAGTGCTAATAAGATTCCTAAACCTGTAAGACTTACTAATAATCTTCCATTTGATAGAGTTAGTTCTATTGGTTGGACTACTAATAGAGAGTTTCCTTTTATTAAAGAAACTTCTGCTAGATTTAGACATCAAGTTCCTGGTCTATGTGGTGCTTGTTATGATTATATTAATGGTTATATTTATATATTTCCAAGCAATAATAAATCTTTTGATTTAGGACATATTGTAATTGAAGGTGCTTTTGAGAATCCTACTGAAATTATGGTTACTAATAATGAAGTAGATGCTTGGGATGTTACATTTGATGATAATGAATTTCTTCTTTCAGAAGATATGATTGGTCAAATTAAAGAGATTATTTATAAGAGGGATTTAGTCAATAATGTTAGAGAAACAAATGAAATTCCTGAAGAACTTAAATATAATAAATAAGATATGAAAATTAAAGGTGTTCCTACTAATAGGAAAGATTATTACGAAAAGTGTATTGGAGCAACTAAACTGAATCATATCAGATGCTCTAAAGTTAAAGATGAACTTATTAAAGAAATACAAGAACTTTATGATGATATTGTTTATAGTAAAGAAGTTTATCTAAATGATTATAAATTAAATCTTGAAGATTATTCTGAATTTGTTGATAATACTTATACAACAGGTGAGTTTCTACATAAAGCTAAAGTATTGTTCTATAATAGAAGAGGAGGTCATGAACTTATTATGGAACTTTTTGATCTTTATAGTCTTGCTAAGAAACAAAAAGCTATATATAATCTAGATAAACAACTTCATACTTTTGAAAAAATACTTGCACTAACACCTAATCAATATCTTAATATAGTTAAAGCTTATTATACTGAAGTTCAACGTCAACTTATTCTTGAAGGTGCTGCTTATAAATTTGATAATGGTATAGGTTATATTTGTTTTAATCGTTGTCGTCCACCTAAAAAAGCTAAACTTCTTGATTTTATGGCTACACGTAATAAAAAGAAAGAGATTCTAGCTAGAGGTGGTAAAATATATAATAAGATTGAACATGATTGGTGTTTAAAGAATGGTGTCGAATATAAATATGAAGATCATAAAGTGTTTAAACATGATGAATATTATTATCAATATTGTTTACTTTATCCTCATGTTCAGAATATGAATGATTTAGTTATTGAAAGTGCGGATTATAGAAGTGCTAAACTTAGAGGTAAAACTTTAGATGATCTAATAAAAGATTGCAATTATGATGTAAATGAAATTTGCAAACTTGATGTAGACATTAGAGTTAAACTTACTCTTTGTGATAGAGCTGATAAAATATTATATACTAAGTTTATTAGAAATGAAAATCAAGAATCATATAAAACTTGGACGTTTGGTAGGAAAGATTGATAATGACTTTAACATAAGTGAAAGTGATTGGATTCCTAGAGTTGCTGCATGGACTATTGATGCTTTGGCTCAAATGAAATGTCTACCAATGGAACGTAAACGTAAAGTACTTGAAGTTAGTGATAGAATAGCACAATGGCCTTGTGATATGACTATGGAAGAACTTAAAGTATTTGATAAAAATGGATGTGAAGTGTATCCTTTAAATAAACTTGATTATTGTTGTGGACAACAACTTAAAGTAAATTCTGTTGAACAAGAACTTCAAGTTATTGACGATAGTAATAAAAGTGGAGTTAACTTTATGAAAACAGTAACTATTAATAATAGTTCTGTAAATAAAGGTTTTGTAATACAAGGTAATTGTATTGAATTGACTTTTGATACTGACGAAATTATAGTAGAAACTTATGCTGTTGCTACTTATTATGATGAATATTATGATTGTGATATTCCTTATATTTATGATGATGGTCTTCTATTAGAAGCTCTAGCATGGTATTGTTTATTTAAATATCTTAGTAGAGGAAGTCATCATCCTGTATATAGTCTAACTTCTCCTAATCAAGTTATTAATCCTTGGATTCAATGGAATAGTCTACGACCTAGAGCAGCTGCTTCTGTTAAAATTAAAATTGGTCGAGAACTTGATGGTTGGAATAATTTCTTTTTTAATAATACATTTAGACCTAGAAGTTAAATTATGAATATAATTAAAGAATTGAATTTAAATAATACTCTTAGTAATATTAAATCTAAAAGTATTGTTGGTGCTAAGAATATCAAAATTGATAATACTGCATCTTATATTACGAATGATAATGGTTTTACTCCTGCATTTTTAGCTAATTCTAAAATTGTAGGAGTAATTCCTTGTAATAAAGAGTTTGTTGTATTTTGTTATAAAGATGATAAATCTGAAGTATATAGAGTTACTAAAACTGATATTACTAAAATAAATGTTGATTGGACATATAGTGGAGGTAATCTATATAAAACTAAAGTTCATGGTGCTTATACTTATAATTATAAAAAAGAACTTATTGTAATTGTAGGTGAATATCCAATTGAAGAAGCTTTTGAAGATGATTTTAATATTCCACTTAAAAGTTGGAATATAGATACACAAACTAATGTAAGTGATCAAAATTTACTTATAAGTCCTTTTGTGCCTGCTAATGAAAATGAAGTTTATTTAATTAACAAAGGTTCTCTTGTATGTGGAATTTATAGTTTGTTTATTAGATATACTAACGATAATATTAATTATACTAATTGGTTTCCTATTGGAGAAGAACTTGAAGTTATTAAATTAAATAGAACTGATAGTTATTTTCATACTTTTCAAAAAAGTGCTGGAAGCTCTGATATAAATCAAGTTAAAGCTAAAGGTATTTTATATAATGAAAATGCTCAATCTAATAAAGCTATTGTTATAAAACTTGATATTGAAAATAAATATTTTAAATATTTTCAAATTGGTTATATTCTAAAACATGATGAAAATGTAGTTGGACGTATTCATAATACTTATAAAATATCAGATAAAAAAGAAACTTATACAATAGATGATAATCATTATAAAGAAGAAATATCTGTAACTGAACTTCTTAAACCTGTTCAACAATATTTTAATGTTAAAAATATAAATGTTTATAATAATAGAGTTTATATTTCTAATTATAAAGAACATGAAATAGAAAATTTTATAGATCTTGTTTCTGATATTGATGTTTATTGTTGGAAGACTAATGTAAGAGATTTAGATAGTTTAGCAGATGACAGTGTAATTAATCATGAAAACAATAGTGGAGGAACTACAAAACCTGAAAGTAAACAAAGTATTAAATTTGATATAGGTTTTGAAATGCAATATATGAAAAATGATGATAATAAATTTCCTCCTATACCTAGATTTAGAAAAAAATATACAGCATATTATGATAGAATAGATGGTATTGATTATATTCTTAGTAAAGAAGAATCATATAATATATTAAGTAAAATATGGTCTGATGCTAAACAAGCAATAACTTATCCTGCAACATGGGATTATTTGGTTGTTGTTAATAACGCAAATGATGGTACTTATCCTGGTACTGAAGTTAAAGAATTTATTATAGAAAATAATGTAGTTAATAAAAATATAATACTTGCTATAAGTAATACGTACATTAAAGTTTATTTACCTGAAAGTAAGATTTGGACAATACTTTATCCTATAAAAGAACATTTAGATACAATATCTGATAAAACACAACTTCGAGAATGTTTTATAGTAAATAGAAGTTTATTATATGCTAATAATTTTGGAGAAGGTAAACATTGGTATATTAAATCTCCTTATCAATATAATAATCTTAGAATTCATCCTTTAAATGCTCATATATTTGGTTATGGAGTTGTACTTAATGCTGCAGGAGCTAAAGGTAATTATTTTGATTTAGATGACGAAGTTGTTAAAAAAGAAAAGAAAGAATCTAAGATTCTATTACCTGATTATTATAGTATTCATAAAGATACTTATCTTAAAACTCTAATTCCTAATCAAATATATTCTTTTTATATTCATTTTGTTAGAAGAGATGGTTCTTATACAAATGGTTATAGAATACCTAATAAGGCTCCTATTGATTCTGATAATCAATTTATACCTGTAACTAATAGTAATGGAGATAAATTATTTAAAGTTCCTAATATAGATAAAACTATATTTTCTCCTACATTTATTAGAGTTCCTAAAATTAATGGATATATAGGACATTTTCTAAGTTATGAAAAAATAGAACAAAATACTTGTACTTTGATTTATCTTGGTCATAAAGCAGGTGATATTAATACTATGTATTTTACTTCTACTGAAATTATATTTGATTTAGATTATATACAAAGTACTAAATTACAGAAAATAGGTGAAGATAAACTTATAGATCTCAAGTCTATTAAAGTAATAAATAATAATGGTGTTAAAGTAATAGAAATAGTTTCTGATACAGCTATAGATGATAATACTAGTCAATATCAATTAATACTTGATAAACCAGATATTTATACATCTAAAATTAAAACATTATATGCAATGAGTGATACATTGTATAATATTAATGTAGTTCCAAAACATCTTCCTCATTATTATACAAGACATAAATTTTATTCTTTTACACCAAAGCATTTAATTATGTCTGCTGCTTCTAATTTAGTATTTGAAGATAACGATATTGATAATTCTATTAAATCAATAGAAGATTATACTATTACTCGTCATATTGACTTTGGATATTCTTATTATAACCTAAATGCTATGCACTTAGTTCAACCATTTGAAAAAGGAAACATTCATCTTGTTGATAATAATAATAAAAGTCTTGGAATATTTTTAAATGCTTTAGTTAGTCCTACTAAATTACATCAACTTTTTGGACTTAAAGGTAATTATAGAAATATTAAAGTTAAAACTTATACTAATTATATCTCTGATATACATATTGATAAATTTAATCATACTATTAGACGAAGTAATGTGATGTCAGAAGAAAGTCTAGTTAACGCTTTTAGACTTTATGAACCTACTAATTATAGAAATATATTTGAAAATAAAGGTGATATAGTTAAGATTTGTGGTTATGGTCTTATATTTTTAATTCATTGTAAATATTCTCTTTATATATTTGATAGAAGTCCTCAACTTACAGCTAAATCTCAAACTCAAATTCCTGATACATTTGATGTTGATTATCAAGAAATAACTACTTCTGAAAATGGATATGGTGGTCTTGATAAAAAAGAAGAATCTATTATGACTAAATGGGGGTATCTATGGTTTGATAAAAGCAATAATACAATATACAAATATGATGGTAAAGCTATTCAACTTATATCTAATAGTATAGATAACTTTCTTAAAAATAAAGAAGTTGATAGTGTAAGATGGGCTGAAGATATTCTTAATAATAGATGTTTTGTTTGTATTAAGTTTAAAGGTATAGAACAACCTATAACACTAAGTTATAACTTTCTTACAAATTCTTTTATAAGTGCTCATGATTTTAGTTTTAACGATAGTCATTCTCTTTATGATAGAAGTTTGTTTTTTAATAACAAAGCAGATAATATTTTATATACACAAGATAATCATAATATAAACTATTCAGGTCTTGTTAATAATGATACTATTTTTGAGAATATTGAAATAAAAGCTTTATCTGAAAAACCAGCTTATGTTGATATTCTATTTAATTATATTGACGATATAGTTGTTCTTAATTCTATAAAATATCTTACAAATATTATAAATACTGAAGATAAAACTTATAATTTAAAACCTGTCGTTAAAGATACAAATAAATATAGTGGAGATTATATAGAAATATATACTAATGAAACAGATAGTGGTATTTTAGATATATCTCTTAAAGATAAAATTATAAATGAACTTAATAAATATAAACTTCCTTATTTTGAAAAAGGTGTTTGGAACTTGAATTATTTTAGAAACAATATTGTTAAAGAAGTTACTAAAGCTGAATTAGATGAAGAAGCTACTAAACATGATATTCATGTCGATAAAATAATTAAAGCTAATCAAGGCCTTACAGCTTCAGATCATAGAAGTCTTATATATGGTAAATGGATTGTTGTCCGATTTATATTTAATCGTGATAATAAATTTAAACTTGAAGATGTTAACATAAATATAGAAAAATATTAAGATATGGCAAATAATTATGGTTATATTCCTATAAAGAAACCTATAAGTAGTAGAAATAGGTTTAATTCTTATATGACAAACGTTAATAGTGTTGGTTCTGTTGAAAACATAGAACCAACTCTTGTCGTTTCTAATGAACCAGCTCCGATAGATATGATTAGTTCTAATGATGCTACTATAGCTAAAGTTGATAATACTTTTGTTCCAAAATCTATAGTAGTATCAAGTGTTACAAAACAACCTATAAAACCTAATATTTATAAAGGTGCCAATGTTGATACAGGTAATGTAGTAAATGATTTATATAATGCTAATTATAATAGTATTGCTCGTAAAGGATTTGATGCTAATAAAACAAAACATTTAGCTACTATATTAACACAACAACAAATTCTTGAAACAGGTTGGGGAAAACATATTCCTGCTGCTAATAATTATGGTGGTATGAGAACTTCTAAAGGATATATTAAATTTAATTCTCTACAAAGTTTTTCAGATAGTGCTGTTAAAAACTTAGATAAACGTTGGCCTAATTGGCATAATGCTAAAGATGCAAAAGATTATGCTAAAATAATTCATACAGGTAATGAACAATATTCTGAAACTGATTATAAAACTTATGGTAATAGAATGCAAGGTACTAAAGATAGAATTATGAAACAATTAAATAGTCAAAATGTAAATAATAAAAGAGGTCTAGCTTATGGTGGTGAAGTAGAAAGACCTCAAGCTATTTGGGGTGCTATAATTGGAGCTGCTGCTAGTCTTGTAGGTTCTTTGTTAAGTTCTCATTCTCAAAGAGATGCTCTACGTAAACAACAAATAGAACAAAGGAATCAAGCATATAACGAACAACAACAACAGATTGTTAATACTGCGAATAATGCTTTAGCTTCTAATGAAAATCTTAAATATAGACCTGATTTAATTTATAAAAATGGTGGTAATGTTCCTCGTAAAACTATTAAAAATAGAATGACTATTACTGATGGAGGTATAGCACAAAAGATTGGTAATGGTACATTCCTTTTACGGGGGGGTTCTCATACTGATGTAAATGAAGCAGGTAAAACAGGTATAGGTATTAATTTTGGGGGTAATGTAATTGAAGCTGAAGGTGGTGAAGTTGCTCAAAAAGTAAATAATAAACTTCGAATATTTAGCGACCAACCTGTATTAGGTAATGGAATTTCTCCTGCAGATATGGTTCTTAGTGGTGCTAATAAAAATAAAGTGTTTAATATTCAAGAAACTAATAAACGTAAGTTGGGCATTAGCACCCCCGTAGAAGAGTTTGCCTATGGTGGTGATATTGATAATTGGGGTTGGAATACTAATAAAAAACCTTTTCAAATAGGTGAAGTAGAAGTATATGGTAAATATCCTAAAAAACCTCTTATAGATGTTGACAGTTTATCTAATAAAAGATTTGATGATGATGATAATGTAATTGATAAAGTATCTTCTATTATACCTATGAATATTGTAAATACTGGAAGTGTTCCTAATGAATGGGGTTTTGGAAGTGACAAAAATCCTATTGATTTGAAAGGTGTAGAAGTTTATGGTAAGAAGCCTATTAGAAATATTAAACCTATTTTTGATTGGAATAGTATAAAACCTATACATGCTGATAATCCTTGGATTAATCAATTTATTAATAAACCATCTATTGCTAAAACTCCTGAAACAAATAATAACGCTATTAGTTTAGCAAGGCCTCAAGGATATATTGCACCAAATGGAAGTAACACTGTTGTAAGAAATCTTCCTGATGTTGGTACTATTACTCAAAGTCTAGTAAATAATAAGAGTACTAAAGATCCTAGATGGGGTATGTCAGTTACAGGTTCTGATTGGATTGGATTAGGTGCTGATTTGATTGGTAGTATTGGAAGTGGACTTATTAATTTAGGAGGACTTAAAGGTCTTAAAGCTAATTATGTTTTACCAAATCATGTTGATGAAATTCCAGTAGCATTAGATACTACATATCATAATGAAGCTCAAAGAGCTGCTGTAGAACGAAATAGACTTGATGCTCGTAGAGCAATTAGTAATAATACTGCAAGTTCTAATGTAGCTGTTTCTAGAATGCAACAATCTGATAATGATGCTTTACTTCAAGAAAATCAACTTTGGAATGAAAAGGAAAATAAAGAAGTAGATCTTAGGAATCAGAATAAACTAAATGAACAACAAGTTAAAGCAAGAAATGCTCAAAGCATGAATGAACATTTAGTTAGAGTAGCACAAATTAAAAATGCTGAACAAGATGCTAATAATCAATTAGCTATGCAGCGAATGAAAGCTAGACAAATGACTTTACAAGGTATTGCAGGTGCTGCTAATAATTTCCTAAATCAAACTAGACAACGTTATGAAGATGAACAAACTATGCGATATGCTTTAGCAGCTTCTGATAATGGTACTGCTTATAGAATGCTAGATATGGGTGTTGACATAGACCAACAAACTCTTAGAGGACTATATCGTAATGCTGTTTCTAGTGGTGTACAAAAGCCTGAAGCTTGGCAAGAAATTGAAGGTGAAACTGCTACTGATAGAGCATCTAGAAGAAAACGTTATGAAAGAGCTTTAACTAATTGGAAACATAGTGATGAACTTAAAAATGTTATTGATTCTAGATTAAATAATAGAAGTAGACGTAAACTTGGTTTAACTCCTTATACAAGATAAATGCCTTTTAATAAACTTTTGGTGTAATAGATGATACTATTGCATCAAAAGTTTATATTTTTATAATAAATAAACTTATTGATATTATGGCATACGAAATTGATAGTCAAAGTATTGGTTTTGGACCAGTTGCTCCAAGACCTGTTATACGTAAGAATATAGAAATGTTTTCTAATGCTCTTAATAAAATAGATACAAAAGCACAAGAAGCATTAAAACAAAGAACTGCTATAGATATGGCTCTAGCACAAGTTGATTTACATTCTGATGAAGATGCTTGGAAAGCTAATTATGCACAAAACATTCATGATGAAATTGATGAACTTGCTAAAGGTGGAGATTATAGTAGAACTTTAAATACAGCTATTAAACTTTCAGGTGAAGCTTTAAGTAATCCAGAATTACTTGGAAGAATTAGAGCTAATGCTGATTATAAAGCAGCTAAAGACGCTGTTGAAAAACGTAATGATATATCTCAAGTTACTAAAGATCGTTGGAATGAACAAAATAAATATTTTTATCAAGATAAGTTTGATAAAGATGGTCGTATCGTTGGTGGTACTAAATGGTCTTCTAATTGGACTCCTGTAAAGAATGTTGATATTGGTGAAATTTATGGTCGTGTAAAACAACTTGTTGCAGCAGATGCTGGAGGTTCTGAGAATGCTCAATTTCTAGATGAAAATGGTAATCTTACATCAGATCCTTCTCAAGGTTTTTATGGTATGGCTATTAAAAGAGGTACTAAGTGGGAACGAGTATCTGAAGCTAAACTTAAAGAAACTTTTGATAGTTTGTTTAAACAATATCCTGAAGCTATGGAAAGTTTAATACAAACTATGGATGATAGACATTGGGAATATAATAAGGCTACTGATAAAGGTAAAAAAGCTTTTATCGGTAGTGATATTATGGATAGACAAGGTAGAATGTACACACCTCAAGAATATCTTGCAAATAAAGTTAATCCTGTTCTTAAAAATATGGCTTATAGTCATGTTTATAATTCTATAGATTATGGTGATGCTTATGCTCAATTTAGAAAAGCTAAAGCTAAAGGTAATGCTATGAATGAATTAAATGCTTTGCAAGATGCTAATAATACTACTTTGACAGCCCCTATAGAATTAGATGTAACAGAACATGCTGCTAAAAGTTATGCTAATGTTATGGATGCGTATGGTCAAATTAATCAACTATGGAAAGGTACTAATACTTTAGCTAATAAAGAATATGCTAACTTAGTTCATAATAGAGATTATGAGGGGGTTGCTAATTGGTTGAAGAGTCATATTACTACTAAAGATCCTGCTAAAAGACAAGCTGCTTTAAATGCTATAAGAACTCTTCAAGATGAAGGTGAAATGTTTAGTAAGTTTATTGAAAAACAACCTAAAGATGTAAGAGAAGCAATTGAGTTTAAAGCTGCTATTAAAGCAGGAGCACCATTGCCAAATGCTCAATATAATAGATATACTAGAGAATATAGTAATAATTTTAATAATCTATTTAGCTATAATCCAAATCCTGGAATGAATGGTTTTACTAAACCTACAAATACTATTGGTATTGAGTTTCAAAAAGATGGTCAATTAGATGCTATATTAAAAAATGCAGGTCTTAATAGAGATAAACTTCAAGGTACTGGTTTACAGATTGTAAAAGAAGATGGAGATGAAGTTTTAAAGATTAACAAGAATAGTAAATATCTTACTAAACTTGCAGACGCATATTATAGCACTGATGATACTAAAGATGGTTTTTGGCATTGGGGTAATTCAGTTGTTCATAAATATGATGAAAAAGGTAATAGAGTTAAAAATCAAAATTACCTTAAAGCTGCTAAAGTATTTAAACAATTTTCTACTGATACAGAAGAAAGTGTGTTTAATAAAGCTGATAAAGTTACAAGACAAAATGGAGTATTTACTATAACTAATACTCTACAAGTTAAACCAAATGATGATTATAATACTCAATTAGTCAATAGGGCTTATATGAATGGTTTGATTGATAAAAAAGAACGTGATGTATTAGTTAAAGATTTTACTGCAAATAATCTTAAAGCTTTTGGTGGAGCAGCAGCTAATCTTACTAATTATGATGTTTATGCTAGAGACGATGAAAAGAGTCCTTTAAGAAAACTTGATAATAAAACTACAATAGAAGCTCAACAAGAATTGCTTGCAGCACTTGACAGTAAATCTGTTGAACTTTCTCCAAGTGAAGCTCCTAGTGGTGCTGGTTATGGTACTATTGTTAGAACTAAAGCAAAGAGAGATGCTAAAGGGGAAATAGTAATTCCAAGTAAAACTTATTATATTGATGGTTTATTTTCTGGTCAAGCTTCTCAAAGTTTTGCAAGTAATCCTGATATTAGAGCTAAACATAACCTTCAAAGAAAGTCAGGTATAGGTGTTGCATCTAGAAACTTTGATGGTAGTAAAACTACTAATTTTACTAATAAAGGAGCTTTGATTAATGGTCGTCCTGTTAGTGTAGAATATGCTATAGAAGTAGAAAAGCTTAATAATATTCTTAAAGATGTTAAGGCTCAAGGTATTCAAATAAGCGAAAAAGATGCTTATGATACTGCCACTAGTTTGCTTAATCATAGCGGTTTTAAACCTGATAGTAAAGAATATCATGCTTTACGTGCTAAATTTACTCATGCAATATTAGATTATTAAAATAAAGAAGTTATGGATTTACTTAAAGTAGGACATGATAATTATTTTTCTAAAGTAGATAATACTAAACCTAATCCCGTCGTTGATTCGCTCATCGGCGGGATTGCTCGTAGAGATGCTACTAGTGAAAATGGAATAGGCTATAATTTTAATAGTCTAGGTGATTTAACTAAATATACTGATGTTGGACTTCAGATTGGAGTTGGTCTTCTTAAAGATCAACAAAGAGGTCTTCTACCTAAAACTCTATCTGATGCTCAAAGTACATTTAGTAAGTTTAAAAATTCATTATATCAAACTATAGGTAGTGAAATAGTTCTAGGTACTGCCAAAGGTATTAGTGATTTATTTGATTTTATAGGTCAAGGTATTGGTGCTTCAGACCATAATTATTCTAATCCTGTATCAGAAGAACTTGAAAAAGCTCAACAAGCTTTTAGAGAATGGGCTCCAATTTATGCTGACCCTGATAAAGATATTAGTAGTGGAGGTTTGACTAGTGCTGGTTGGTGGGCTGAAAATATACCAAGTATTGCTAGTTCTCTTACTTTATTAATTCCTTCTACAGGTGTTACTAAAGGTTTATCTTATCTTGGTAAAGGTACTAAATTAGGTGCTGTTACTAGAACTGCAGTAAAAGCTGCATCAAAAGCTACGGGTAGTTCTAAAGTTTATAATGCTTTAAATTCAGCTAAAGCTATTAAACTTGGAAATAAAGCTGTAGAACTTGGAGTTAACGCAGCTTTACAACGTACAATGGAAAATTATCAAGAAGCTAGAAGTGTTTACACTGATATGTATGATGAAGCTAAAACTCATTTTGATAATATGTCTGACAAAGATTATCAAAATTGGGTTAGTAGTAGAAAAGATGATTTGATTGGAGTTGATGTTAACGATAAAGATGCAGTAGCTAAACATATAGCTCGTACAGCAGCTGATGAAGATTTTAAAAATAATTATGCTAATATTGTTTTTGATGTTATAGAACTTTATGCTCTTAGAAATAGTTTAGGTTCAGTACAACTTGCTAATATAGGACGTAAGTCTGTAAATAAAGCTCAAAGAGAAGCTTTACGTTATGCTGGAAAAACTGCTGAGGAAATAGCTGAAATTAAAGCTAAACGAGGTCTTGTAGGAAAAGTTTCTGATTTTACTAAAGATGCTATATTAGGTTCTAAAGTCGCTATTGCAGGTCAACTATCTGAAGGTGTTGAAGAAGGTATTAACTATATTTCTCAAGAAGAAGCTATGAATACTGGTCGTGTATTACTTGGAACTAGTAATGGTTCTACTTTTGATACAAGACTTAAAAGTTATTTAAATAGTCCTCAACTTTGGGAATCTGCATTTTGGGGTGTATTAGGTGGTATTGTTTTTCAAGAAGCAGGTAGTAGACTAAATAGAATTAGTAATAATCTTAAAAATAAAAATAAAAATGATGAAGTAGATCCTGTAACAGGAGAAGCTAAAATTAATCCAGAATGGTCTTTAAATGATGAACTTCCTGAAGTACAAAGACGTATTGCAGAAGTTAAAGGCCGTGAAGGTAAACTTCAACTTCTAAGTCAAAAACTTAATTTACTTAAACAAGGTAAAGACCCTGATAATGTTAATAATCAAGAAAAACTATCTGAACAAGAGATTAAAATTAAACATCAAAATCTTGTTGATGAAGCTATTGTTGATATGGCTTTAACTGCTATGAACAATGGTAATACTAAAATGCTTCAAGAATATTTTGCAAATGAAAATGTAAGACAAGCTTTAGTACAACAAGGTATTGTAGAAGATAGTGATAGTAAAACTTTTCAACAACATGTAGTTGACACTATAAAAGATATTGAAGATAAATATAATGAAGATTTAGTTAAACTTACTGATTTATCAGCAGATATTAAAACTGATAATGGACAAGTTCTTCCTTATGAAGTTTTACAAATGATTGCTACAGATAATGTTAAATATCGACTAGCAAGTCAAAATCTAGATACTGGTAAACAAGTTCATCTTCAAGAATATGAACGTCTTGTAGCAGATGCTAAAGCAAATGGTAAACTTAATCCTAATAGAGATTATAAATCTGCTTTAGAAGTTCAATCTACTATTTGGGCTTTAAGTGATCTTTACAAAGAAAGAGAACAAGTTATGCGTGCTAATAGAAAGAATCCTTCTATTGGTGCGTCTTTAGCTTTAGATAAGATTAATACTCAAATTAATAGACTTCAAAGTGAACTATATGATAAAGAAAATGCTCTTAGTCTAGATAAACTTATATTTACTATGACACAACTTAGTCAAGTACGTAAAGGTTTATTGCAAACAGATAAAGATGGAAATATTATTGATAAATCTTCGTTAAAAGAAATTGAAGCTACTGATAAAGCTATTAAACAGGCTCTTGATAAAAATGATTTTTCAGCTATTAATGATATATTTGGCTTGAAAGAATCTAAAACTACAATGAGTGCCGAAGATTATGAAGAGTTTAAAGCTAAACATAAAGATCTTAGACGTAATACAGTTCAAATTCTAAATGAACTTAAAAAACTTGGTGATAAAAATAATGCTATAGTTAATGCTTATAACGAAGCTTATTATTATGGTTTTCAAGAAGCTATAGCTAAAGCTAATATTACAAGTACTGTTGAAGAACTACAAAGTAATGTTCGTATTATTAATAATACTCTTTCTGAAATGAGAGCCATTAAACTTCAAGAAGCTTCTAAAGTTTTTGAAGAACTTCTAGAAAAATATGGTAGAGATACTGTAGAAGCTGGTATGGAAAGTAGTAGAATTGACGATCCTATTATGTTTGATAATGCTACTAGAGATTATTCTGAAGAAGATAAAAATAGATTTAATGAAGCTCTTAAAGTAGTTAATTTTGCTAATGTACAAAATCAAGGTTTGTATCAAAGGTTTGCACAAGTATTGAATTTGAAAGAGATACTATTGATGCAACAAAAGGAGAAGCAAAAGAAAAATACTACCATAAATCAAAATCACACAGAAACAACTGAAAATCAAAAGTCGAACAATATATCAGAAAATGAATTAGAAGCTAACAGCGAGCAAAAAACCAATGAAATAGAAAGTCAAACGGAATTAGAACCAAGCCTACAAAATCAAAATGACCAATCAACAAACCCACAAGTTGAAACTATCGGAGTTACTAAAGATGGTAATATAACATTTGATGAAAGTTCTTCTGAATCTAATATTAACATTATACGTAATGAAGATGGTACAATAGAACTTAATTTAAAAGGTAAAGAAGCTCCTGCTGCTATTAGAAATAATAAAAAGCTATTTGATATCGAAGAAGATGCTTCTGTTATAGATAACAATGCTATTGTTATTGAAAATCCTATTATTAGTATAAGTGATGATGGGGATATTAATACTATTAAGAAAGGAATTATTGGTAAAAACGATAATAGAGTAGAAGTTACTGATAGCCCCCCCGTAAAGGAAATGGAGGATAGTAATACTTCAACTATAGCTAATAGTGATACTGATAGTACAAACGATAATGATAATACTACTACAACTAATGTCAATGCACAACTCAACTCTTCTACGGGGGGGCTACAGTCCAATTCTCAAGTAGAAGTTAGTGACGATGGTGTAGTAATTAGTGATGCTAGTATTCTCAATGATCCTTATCTTAAAATGAATGATGATGTTATAGCTTTAATTAAACAAGCTAATCTAGATAAGACTAAGATTACTATGGATGATATTGCTAAAACATTATATGATAAATATATAGAATTAGGAATTGAAGAAGAAGTTATTGTTAGTAATATAAATAAAATTAGAAAAACTCCTATATTTAATAAAGCTATTAGTAAAACTAATAGTAAAATTGATGCTATTCTTGGGGTTTATGATAGTAATAGAAATTCTGCTATAGATGAAGCTGAAAGTGCTGCTAGTAAAAAATTGAAGTTTACTAAAGAATATCAAGCTTCTACTGATAGATTAATTAAAGAGTTTCTTAAAGATAGAGATGGTATAATTAGAACTGATAGTAATGGTAATGAAAAAGTTTATTTTAGTTTTCAAGAATTACTTCAATGGGTTAATGAAATTAGTCAAACACCTGAAGCAGCATTTTCTATTTATTATTATCTTAAAGAATATATTAATAGTAGAAGCAATGATGATACTTATAAATATAGAATTATAGATAAAGAAGCTCTTAATAGTATTCAATTATTTGATAATAAAAAACATCTTATTGTAGATAATATAGAAAGTAGTAGACATAGACTTAATATTAAAGAACTTATAGATATTTATCAAAAGTCCAATGATGATGTTAAACTTAATGAACTATTAGATACTTTAGATAATGCTCAACTTGGAGAAAGTCTTGATTATGTTGTTAAAGATAATAGAGTTGTTTTAAGTATTAAGAATAAAAGTAAATCTATAATTATTGGTACTTTGCCTGTACCTCATGTATCAGAAACTAAACTTGATACATATATTATGGCTAATGACCGATGGATTTATGATATTAATCAAAACGATGCTGAATCTGGTCTTAAAGATTTATTTAAATCTTGGATTCGAGAAGATACAGAAGCAGGTAGAGAACTAAATGATATTATTTATTCTATTGCTTATGAAAAAGATTTAACTAATGGTCAACTTGATGTATTAGTTGATAGATTTCGTAGAAATAGTGAAATTCAAAAGGCTATTAAAAATGGTCATCTTAATATTAAAGAAGATATAGATTATTATAAAGCTGCTAAAGGTCTAGCTAAACTTTATAAATATATTTCTAAAAGTCAAGTTAAACTTAGAGGAAGTGAAATTGAATATAAGATTAAAGATGTTTTAGAAGATTCTATTGATGATTTCTTTTATAAACTTCTTGATAGTTATAAAGCGATTGAAACTCTAAGTAAAGATGATACTAAAGTTCAATTTAAAGTAACTCTTGATAGTGTTAGTTCTGGTAAATTAAGTAAAGCTATTGATGCTGAAAGCGATTATTTAAATCCTGAAGCAGAAGAAAAAGCTATTGCTGTTAAAGATGCTGTTGTTGATCTTGATATATTTGAATTTGGTTTTATTCCTCTAGGACAAGATAGTTATGGTGAAAGAACTTCTGGTATAGTATATGGAACTAATGGTACTAAACTAGAATATCCTGGTACTCCAGGTAATACTTTTGGTATAGTTAAAGATAAGCAAGGAAGACCTCATCTTGTTAGAGCTTATCCTATTAAATTTGGTGATAGTAGATTAAGTTCTACTATTAATGATATTAAAAAAGATATATTAAAAGAACTTGATGTTCGATTAACAGATTTTGCAGAAAACAAACCTAATGCTCTAGAAAACCTTAGAGAATATCTTAATAATATATTTAATAATAAAGATCGAAGTGTAGGTAGAGGCTTGCTTGATAGTAGAATTCAAATTAGTGATATGGGAAAATATAGATTTGCTATTAGTATTCCTGGAACTAATAATTCTATTATTGTTAGTAGGTATTATAGTCGTGAAACTGGTAATGTTAATCAATTTAGTATTAAAGATGATAGTATAGGTTTTGACCAAAAAGCTCCTTTTGTTGAAGCTAAAAATGTTAAAGACCAAGCTTTAAAAGCTATAACTAAATTTATAGAAGATAGTGCTATTGGTATTAATTTTAACGCTTTACATCATACTATTAATGCTAAATATCCTTTGACAGGTTTTATGTCTACTAATGAACAAGGAGATTTTATTATAACCATTCCTAATAGTAAAACCAATAAACCTACTGTTTATACTTTTAATGATTATAAAAGTTTTCTTATTGATAATAATCTAGTTAAAGTTAATCTTAAGAAAACTAAAGATATTAATGGTAAAGATACTAATTTTGAACGTAGAAATAAAGATACTCAAATTGGTAATCAAGCTGCTTATATTCGAATTGAAAATAGAAATGCTGATGAAATTAAAGAAATAGAAGATATATCTAAAACTACATCAAATGTTGACGAAGGTAGTAGACGAGTAGAACAAGTTATTTCTGTATTAGAGTCTACTGATAAACGTAAACATAAAGGTAATGAAATAGGTCGTATAGTTCTTGGTGATAGTGTTAAAAACTTGTTAAAGCCTATACAAGGTTATTCTCTTTTACCTAAAAATATTATTTTTGATAGTAGTCTTAATAAAAAAGATGGTTGGGAACATGTAAATGCTGTATTTAATGTTGCAACAGGTGATATAACTGTTGGTACAAAATGGCTTGAAATGTTGCGTAATCCTGCTACTAAAGAACAAGCTGTTCGTAAACTTATTCATGAACAACTTCATTATATTCTTAGTAAAGATGGTAATAGTAAATATATAGACCAAATTAAAGAAATATATGATGATTTTGTTCAAGCTAATAAAGATGCTAGATTAGAAGATAGGCAGGGAATTAGAAAATATGAAAAACTTCATTCTAATGAAAGGATTAATCTTGAAGAATTTCTTGTTGAAAGTTTAACTTCTAAAGAACTTATTGATAGACTTAATCAAATTGATGCTAAAAATAATATTGAAAGCAATAAAAAGAAATCACTTTTTCAAAAGCTTATAAACGTTCTTAGCAAATTGTTCGGATGGGATGTTAGAAAAGGTTCTCTTTATGAAAAAGAAGTTAGAATTTTAGCTGATATTGTAAGTCCTAAAAAAGAAACATTAGAACAAAATAAAGAAGTTGTAGAAGAAGCTGAATCAGAAGTTGTAGAAACTGTTAAAGAAGAAACTAAAGAAGTAGCAGAAGATAATTTAGATGATGAATTTAATATAGATATTGATTTCGATTCTTTTAGACAATCTGCTAAAGATGAAGATGTAGAAGTCACTAGTGTTAAAGGTTTTATAGAATCTCTACCTTTAGATAACAGAGAAGCTATTAGAAAATTAATTGATGATGGTGATCTATCTACAAGATGTAGATGATAATAAAAATAAACTAACTAATAGAAATCTTGGAGATGTAGAAGTTATTCTTGCTCCAAGATTTATTTGTTTAATTAATTAATATATTTAATTTATGAATTGTGTTATAGAAGTAAAAGCTCTTAATTCACTTCGCAAACTAGTAGGTAATAATGATAATTTATATCTAGTTTGTTATAGTGAATCTGTAGGTTCTGATAACCAACTTACTGATGGTTTTAAGTCTTGGTATCTTAAAACTTATAATAAAAACATTGAAAGTGTAAAAGCACGTAGTGGTAAAAAGATGGCTGAAGCAGTTTTAGCTTATCATTATTATCTACATCCTGATGGTAATGTTACAGCTAGAAGTAAAAAAGATTCTAATAAAGTTATTACTTTTGGTTATACTGATACTGTTTCTAGAAACTTTGCTAAACAATATACAGCTAATCAAATGGTAATCGCTGCTTCTAGTGAAGAAGCTAGAAATATTTCAGATATTAATAAACGTAGAGAATATCTTATAGCTAGAGCTAAAAATAATATTAAAGCAGAACTTGTAACTCGTATTGAACAAATTAAAAATATATCTAGAGAACAAGCTATTGAAGAATTTAAAAAAGGTATTAAAAATCTTGATGATATTTTTAATGATGAAAATACTACTACACAAGATAAAAATCTTTATGCTCTATTTAATGAAATTATATCTCGTAGTAGAGTAGAAAATAATAATGATAAAACTTTAACTGCTCAATTTTTTGATGAAGTTCTTATGGATAGTAGACTTCAAGCTTATAATTATAAACATGAAGTAAACGATGAACTTAATGAAGAATTATCTGCTGATGAACAAAGTACAGAAAATGATGAAAAAGCAGGAGAAGAAGAAAAAGAAGATTATAAAGATGAATTTATTGCAAATACAGAGCATTCAGGTCTTTATAGTAGCTTTAAAAAACATATTAATGATAAACTTAATCTTTATCTTAGCACTATTCCTAAGTTACTTTCTACAGAAGGTGATGTAACTAATAGACAAAATGACATTAATAATCCTTTAGGTGTTCAAGATTTTCATAGTCCTAATGAATTATTTTCAGTATTATATAGTGGAGATATAGATTATACTAATATTAATACTATGCTTGATAGTATTAAAGCTTTTGCTGAACGTAATAAAACGTATAGTGGTATGATTAAACTTTATGAAGATATGAGTAGTAATTTTAATCTTGCTTGTGAGTTTTATTCTACGTTTAGTAAAATTGTTATATCTAAACAAGAACTTATTCAAAATGGCGATTCTATAAGAGTTTATAATAACAATAGAAATATAGATAAAGAAACTGCTCTTCGTTTTGAATATGCTAATACTCTGCGACATAGTATTTTAAATATTGATAAAGATGTATTACGTGTTAAATATTTAGATATTACTACAGATATTGATAGATTTAGTAAATTTAGAAAAGGTATAACACAAGAAAAAGAATATAATCTAATAAATAAAGTTTCTGATTTAGTTCAATCTGTTTTTACAACTATCGACAAAAATACTGTTGATAGTTTTATTCGTAATAGAGATACTAATATTTATGTAGGTATTCGTGAATTGCTTACATCTGTTGTTAAAGTAATACAACAATCAGATGAAGTAAAAGCTAATTATATTAATCTTAGAAATAACATTAAAGCTGCTACTTATAAAAATAAGCAACTTGATCTTTCTAAACGTAAAGATACTCTTAATCGTCAAGAGATTTGGAATAAATATAGTAATGGTGAATATCCTAAAGCTGAAGATTATGATAATGTAAATGCTTTATATGAAGAAGAATATCTAACTAATCAAGTTATTACTATTATTAATGATTTAGCTAATAAACTAAAACCTTATAGTACTATTAAAACAGAACTTAATTCATATAATGTTCATGGTAATCAAAGTTCAAATGTTATTAATAGTAGTTGGCTAACAGGTTTTATGAAAATGTTAGATAATAAAATTGCTCTTGGTAATTATGGTAAATTTGTATTTCAAGGAAATCAATTTGATTTAAGTAATATTCTTGTTGAAAAACGTGATGAACATAATGATATTATTAATTATGGTTTATTTAGAGAAGTTAATGGTGTAAAAGTTCCCACAGAATATGCTGGACGACTTCTTAAAATAAAATTATTTGATGGTGCTACAGATGCAAATTCAAATACTTCTGCTACATATAGTGAAATGAGTGAAACTGATTATGTAGTAACTGCTTTTTATAATTTCTTTAATAATAAAGATAAAGAAGATTTATTAGGTAATGTTAGTTTTGGTGATTATTTTATGAGAACTCCTTCTGACGCTTCTCGTAATTTTATTGTATCAATGCCTAGATATTCTACAGAAAATCTTCTTATAATTGAAGATGAATTTCAAGTTAAAAACGATATTGAAAAAGAAATTCAAAATATTACTAAAGTAGATCTTGAAGATAGAGGTTTATATGATACTCTAACACCTAGTAGAAGTAATTTAGAAACTGCTATTAAAGATATTACTGAAACCAATATTGCAGATAAATTTGTAAGACTATCTGAAATAAATGGCGACGTTAAACAATTAAATGATGGTGATATTACTAGTGTTACTTTTGAATATAAAGATAAAAAAGGTAATGCTACACAATATGTACTTGAAGGAGAATATACTAAAACTAAAAGTGGTAGTATTATTCTTAAAAATCCTAAATTTGTAGGTATTTTAAGTCAAGATGTTTATGGTGTTGCTAATATTAATGATGATATTAAACAAGCTTTATATGATAAAAAACTTCAAGAACGTATTATAAATAATGAAATTAAACAAAAAGTTAATGTTAATCATTCTATTTATAAACAATATTACAATGTATTTATTCAAGAACTTACTAATGCTAAAACTGCATTTGATAAAATCTTTGAACTTACAGAAAGTGGCGAATATGAACCTAAATTAGATCCTTCTCAAACTTATGCAAATTATCATCAAAAAGGTGGTAAATTTTATATAAAAGATAATAATGGTCGTAAACTTTTAGTAGGTAATGTATTTACTAGTAATAAGTTTAAACTTAATGGTAAGAATTATCTTGGAGAACTATTTACACATAAAGATAATAGTAATAATGATAATGCTTCATTTGATTTCTTCTACGGGGGGGTTACAGCAAAAGTAATACAAGATGCTACAACTGGTAAACTTCAACTTACAGAAAAACAACAAATAGCTGTTGAAGAAGCTCTTAAAAATTATATTCAAGATTTTATTTTAGCTAATATTGAAAAATTATCTGATTATAATAACGTTATAGATGAAAAAGACCTTACTACTGCTAATATTGTAGATTTTACTGTAAATTATAATCTAGCTTATATGTCATTTGATGATATATTTGAAGGTAGTATGAATTTTTATAAAGATACTCAAACTGCTCTTAAACGAGCTAAAGAAGTTCAAGGTTCAGGAATACCTTATGGTATTTTTGATTATAACAAAGATTATACTAAAGTTAATAAAGAAGAAATAACTGCAAGTCCTCTAGCAACTCCTTTTAAAAAGATTGATGAAGACGGTAAAGTTAGTGATTATGTAGTTAAACAATATGATGGTTTTTATGGTGTTACTATAAAGAATACTATTCGTACTCAAAAAGAAGTAGAACCCAATGGTCTTCTTGCTAAGAAACTTGCTACTATTTATCAAAAAGATGGTTTAAGTAAAAAAGAAGCTCTTGAAAAAGCTAATAAGTTTTTATCTAGATATATCGATACTACTGTTAATGATGCTCAATCTTATATTACTTTTGATGAATGGGTTCGAAGAATTACTGCTAGAGGCCAATTTGAAAAATATAAACCTATAATTGAAGCAATTCTTGATGAAAGTAAACCTTTAACTCCTGATGTTATTGATCAATTTATTCAAGTACAAAAGAATTTTTATTATGATTTTCATTATAATGCTCAATTAGGTGTATTAGCTCCTAGACAAATTAAAAATGCTGAATTTGTTTTAGTTCCTAGATTAATAGAAGGCAGTGAACTTGAACAAGTTTACAAACTTATGTCTAAATTTGGTATTGACCAATTAAATACAGAAGAAACTTCTAAAGCTGGTAAAAATAATATTCTTACTATTTGGGATAATGATGGTAATCTAGACAAACATCTTATTGATGATTTGAATAGAAAAAAAGGTTTTAAAAGTGATTTTGCTAAAAGAATTAATGATATTGAAGTAAAACAACTTTTTGATTATAATCATCTTTATACTCAACAAGAAACACCTCAACACGTTAATGCTGAAAACAAAGCTGCTATTCAGATTATGAAAAAAATAGTAGATAATATTGATAGTAATAGTTCTCTTTATAAATATAAAGAAGAATTTATGCTATTACATTCTGCTAATGTTGAAGAATCTTTTATTAAATTAATGTCTGAAATAGGTGTTGAAGTTGACGAAAACAATAATATTAAACTTAATGTTGATGGTAATATTGAAAACATAGATTTTAAAGTATTCTTTGAAAAACTTCAAGCTGAAGCTCAACGACAAGCTCTTGATAGTAATGCAATGGATTTTCTTACTATCGATGAAGAAGCTATGTTTGCTAATACTCCTAGTACTAGAATGCCTTTGATTATGAGCAATATTTCAACTAAACTTGAAAATATTGCTCAAGCTATGTTTAATAACACCATTACAAGACAAAAACTTCCTGGTTTCCATGCTGCTCAGATTACTAGTATTGGCTTTAAAGCTTTTGGTGATTCTGTATCAAAAAGAGTATATAATGAAAATCTTCGTTACCATAGTGATGAAAATGGTAATTATACAGATTATGTTGAAATAATGCTTTCTACAAGTAACTTTAGTTTTAAAAGAACTAAAGAAGATGGAAGTTATAAAACTGATGAAGAATTACTTAAAGAACTTCAAAATGCAGGTCTTGATGAAATAATAGGTTATCGTATTCCTACTGAAGGTAAACAATCTGTTTGTAAATTTAAAGTTGTAGGTTTTACTGATGATGCTTTAGGTTCTACTATTGTAGTTCCTGATGCTTGGGTTTCTCAAACAGGTTCTGACTTTGATATTGACTCTGTTTATGGTATTCAATATAATACTAAAATAGATAGTTATGGTGAAATTCAAAAAGTTGCTTATAATGAAGTGTCTACTAAGAGTTACAATAAATATGTAGAAGATAATGTAGAAGATAAAATATTATTAGATAATCCTGAATTTAATCATAATAATTGGGCTGTAGAACATGGTTTATTAAGTAGAGATGAATGGTCTAAAGAAAATCTTGATAAAATTATTAAAGATAATTCTAAAGCTGCTCGTCAAAATAAAATGCTTGATGATATTAAAACTATTCTAAGTCATGATGAAAGTCTTGAAGAAAATCTATCTTGTTCTCAATTTGCAGATTTGATTGAAGCTAGAAATGAACTTATGAGTGGTGAAATGAAAGCTAAACGTTCTACGAGAACTTCTTATAACTTTCTAGACCAAGCTGCTTATCAATATGATGCAATGTCTGGTGCTAAACTTAAAGCTTTTAGTGTTACTCGTGATACATTTTGTTCTATTTGTAATACTGTAAGACCTACTTTATCAAAAGATGCTCAATTTACTGTTGTACTACCAGCAGATAAGTATAACATTAAAGATGTTAAAGCTGCTTTTGGTAATAATGCAACTTATAATAAAACTAATAACACAATTACTCTTAAAGTTGATAAATTTGGTTGGTCTGAAAATAATAAAAACATAGTTGGTAAGATTCTTACAGCTTATAGTTCTGAAACTACAGCTCATATTTTGGATGCAGTTAAAGAAGGTGTTGTTCCTAATGAGAATGATTATACTTTTGCTGTATTTAAAATGTTTCCTGATCTTGGATTAGATTATAATACAGCTTGTGCATTTATTATGCAACCTGCTATTACTAGAATTGTAGATGCTTATAACGCAAATAAGTCTATTTATACTTCTGGTAACTTTAATCCAATTCATACTGCAATAAAAGATATTGCTAAAGATTTAGGAATAGTAACTACAAATATACATAATATTAATGATATAATTGATAAACTTAATAAAAATAAAAAAATTAAAGATATACTTAAACAATTTAAACTTAACAATATTACATTAAATGACAAAGATTTAAATGATACACCTATTGATATAACTTTATTATTTGATAGAATTAATAATAATAATATTTTTAATAAACAAAAAGATAAAGAATATCATAAAATTAATATTACTAAAATTATATCAGGCGGTCAATCAGGTGTAGATACTATAGGTTTAGAAATAGGTAAACAATTAGGTATTGCTACAGGAGGAACAGCACCTAAAGAATATGTTACAGAATATGGCAATAATACTGATTTAAAAACTATTTATGGTTTAGAAGAAGTATCTGATGAAATAGAACGTAATCATTTTAAAAATAAAAAATATAATAAATATACTGCAAGAACTGAACAAAATGTTATAAATTCAGATGCTACTATTTATTTTAATATTGGAGATAGCGATATTGCAGGATATGTTGCTACAAAAAAATATGCTAAACTTCACAATAAACCTTTTATAGAAAACCCTACAATAGAAGAATTGCAAAGTTTTATAGATAATAATGATATAAAAGTTATAAATATTGCTGGAAATAGAGATAGTAGTTTAACTTCTAAAGATAAAAAACAAATACAAGATATATTATATAAAGCTTTTACAGAACCTATACAAGAAAAAGAAAATATTAATTCTTTTGTATTCGATATTCTAACTGTTCTTCAATTCAATAAACTTAATAATACTGCTCAAACTATTGGTGATATTACTAGAGTATTTAACCCAGATAAGTTTGGTGCTAAACAAAGTATTTTTGCTACTGAAAAAGTATTTGATGATATTAATATTCTATTAGAACGAGATAAAGATTCTGAAAGACTTCCTTTACTTGTAGGTGAAGATAATATCATAACTGCTGTTTATCCTGGTGTTGAACAAGGTTTTGATGAATTTATTCAACAAGAAGATAGAATTAATGATTCTAAATATCCTACACTTTATAGTTTCTTAAAGTATGCAACAGCACCTTCAATTAAGGTTAATAAAAAGTTGTTTGCTACTAAAGCTACTAAATTTGATGATATTGTAAAAAGTCTTGATAAAATGTTTAGTAATGGTAAAGTTATTACTGAAAAGACTTATAATGAATTTAGTAATTATGTTCTTAGTAGTTTATATAATCAAACTCCTGTTATTAAACAACCTTTATATTTTGATGTTAATAATGGTTTGCAACCTTTAATTGTAGATAATCCTAATGTAGATGAAGTAGAAGAAGAAAGACTTAGAATTTATGGTTTTAATAAAGATGCAGAATTATTAGTAACTGATGATAAAGGTGATACTGTAGAATTTATTGTTGAAGATGCTAATAATCCAACTGAAGCAGAAATTAAACAATTTCTTACATTAAGTCCTGCACAAAAAGTTCTATGGATTCAACAAAGATTTGATAACGGTCTTGTAACTAAATATCTAAGAGCTAACATTAGTGGTTCTAGATTTAATACTGCTCCTCATAGTATAAGATTTATTGAAAATAGTGACAATGTTGAAACTATATATGATGAATTTTATAAAACTTTAAATAACGATAATCCTTTACTTGCTGCAACTGCTGTAGATTTGATTAAATATGCTTTTGTAGTTGAAGGTTATAAAATGAAAAGAGGGGGTGTTAGTAAAGTTATTAAGAATACTGCCTTGTATGATAGTTTGAATGACAACGGTTCTATTGAATCAGGTATTGGTTTTACTTCTGACTTTGAACAAGTATTTGATAATTTTGTTAATTTTGCTAATGAAAATGAAATTAATACTATAAAAGAAAATTATCTTAGAAGTACACCTAATAGTAATAATATTCTTACTAAAAAGATTCAAAAAGTTAATAAAACTAATGTTCTAGGACATTCTTATTATGGTATGTATCAAATAAATACTACTAATGAAGAAGTTTTACTTAATCACGGTATCGTTTATGAAGATAAAACAGGTGAAACTATATATAATAAATATGTTCGTCTTAAAGATGGTAATCAACCTTCTGTATTATATAAGATATTTAAACATAAAGATAGTGTTTTCTTAATTCCTCTAAATGAACTTGTTACTAATGAAAATGCTGAACTTAGTGTAGATAATAGTAAGAATAAATATCCTAGTAAAGCATTCTATTGGGAAGCTATTAAAGATTTTACTGGAGGTGATATTAAAGTTCTGTTTGATAATAAGTGGAGTGATAGTTTTGAAGATAGACTTAAAGCTAAAGGTAAATCAATAGATGATTATAAACGTGAAGTTAATGTTAAAAGTTCTTTGAATAAAACATTTGATTTAAACGCTCCTAGTAAAGAAGATGCTGTTGCCTTTGAAGCTATTAGAAATAAAATTAATAGTTATTTTGGTTCAGTAGATGGTAGTAATAAAAAATCTCTGTGGATTTCAAATTTGGCTCTAACGAAGTATATTAAGTCGAGTAATATAAATGATGCAGTTTTGCAGCAAATGCTTGTAGAACAAAAACTAGACGGCAAATCGAACCACAACATACCAATGTTGTTTAGCATTAGAAAAGCTTCATACAAAGAATATGCTCACTTCTTAAAACTGAAAAATAGTAATAAAGTTATTAAAGATAATAATACTAGTGCTGTAGAAGTTTTAAGTAATCTACAAAAAGCTGTAAAAGCTTCTGGAAAAGATTTTAACGATTATCCTATATTTGTTATAGATAAAGTTAATAAAATTGATACTACAGATAATACTGAAATAAGATTGTCTGCTATTGATGAAGGTGCTGCTGAAATGGGTGTTAAAGCTTTTGACTTTACAGCTAAAGCTGGTTTTGAATCAGGTGTTAAAGCTAAAGCTTTATTTAACGATCTAACTGGTACTAATAACCCTTCTGCTGCTAAACAACATATTAATGGTACTGTTAGAATTACAGCAGAGTTTGTTGATAATACTGTTAATAAGTTGCTACATGATATTGAATATTTTGCTTATGATAAAGAAAAAGGTGAAAATCTTAGTATAGATAATCCTAAAGTTATGGAACTTGCTCTTAAAGATAATGCTGAAAGAGATAAAGTTCTTGCTTTAATGCTTACTACTAAAGGTTTACTTGATAATTTTGTTGAATATAGGATGCTTGATATTACTAGTGAAGATGAAAGTATTAGAGATCATCTTACTACTATTCAGAATAAAATTAATCAATTAGCTACCGATAGTAGAGTTGATAGAGCTTTTAAGAATTTTGGTAATCATTATCTTACTAAACTTAGTGATGATCCTAGATTTGTACAAGATCTTCTTACTATATTTGATGGTTATCATAGTACTAGTTTATTTGAAGCTTGGATTAATGACTTGCAAGAATCTGCTAATCCTATAGTTCAACTTATTACAAGTACTGTAATGAAGAATATAACTCAAGATGAACTTATTACTAAAGAACGTATTAGAGAATTTCAACAATTTAGAAGAGATATTGAAAAAGAAGCTAAAAGTAAAGGTCTTAGTATAGATTTAAATAAGATTGTTGATGAAAATACTAGATTGATTCAACCTTATACTAAAGAACTTGTAGAAGAATTTAGTAATTTAGTTCAAGAAGTTAAATCTCTTAAAGCTCAAGGTGATGAAATGTTTACAGAATATCTTCTAGCTAAACATAAACTAGATGATTTTAAACTTAAACATTTTGAACAACCAGTTGTCGCTGAATATTATAAAGAAAAACTTAGAATTGAAGGTGAAATGCTTGCTGATGGTATTGGTTTAAAACCTCAAATTGTATTTGAAGATGATCCTACAGCTAAAGTTTATGACCCATTTCAACCTAAAGAAGAAACTAATTCTAAATACAAAGGTAATCGTTTTATTCTAAGTCATTATCTAAAACTTAAACAAAGACAATTTGAATTAAGAAGTCATGTTGATAGTGAAGGTAATCTTGGAGAATATTGGGCTGAAGAACTTAAAAAGATTGAAGATGAACTTTATAAACTTGTATATGAACCAATTGATATAAGTTATTATGAAGGTGAAAGAATACCTGATAAAGAAAAAGATCCTAAAGCATACGAACATTATCTTCTTTACGGGGGGGCTCCCAGAATTGCTCTAAAGAAGTATATTCAAGCTATGAATGACCTTAACGCTAAATATTTTAAATATGATGCTATATATGGTTTTAATGAAGAACTTAAACGTAATCTTGAAACAATTGCTTCTTATGAAGAAAGAACTGCTACTGGTGAACTTAAAGTTCCTATGAGTGAGTTAATGAAAAAATCTGATTATGTTAAAGCTAAAACTTGGATTACTAGAAATGCTCGTTATGTTCATTCTGAAAAGTTTTGGAAAGATGTAAAAGATGCTCTACTTAATGTAAATAGAGGAACTCAAGGTAAAGATAATACTAGAAATTTGATTAGAAAGTATGCTGAACAAGGAGAACTTTATGATGTTAATAGGGTAGTCGATGCTAGTAAACTTACTGATGAACAAATAGCTGCTATTAAAGAATCTCAAAGAAAATATTATCAATTTCA